CGACCGTCGACGCCGTCGTGCAGAAGGTCCTCAAGGACCCGACNAACCGGACCGTCTTCGGCGATATCGAAGCCTGGATGCGGCTGGAGACTGGCCTCCAGCTCTTCGCAAACCTCTTCTTCGTGTTCTTCATCAACCCGAGCACCGGCCACGTCAAGATCCGGACCATCCCGTTCGACGAGATCGAGGCCATCATCTCAAACCCCGATGACGCCCAGGACCCCTGGTATTACCTCCGCACCTGGACTGTGACGACCGTCAACCCCTCAACCGGGTTCCCGACCGTCGAGCCGAAAAAAGCCTACTACCCCGACTGGCGGTACAACCCTCGCGGCGGTCATCCAGCATACATCGCCGGCATCCCGGTCCGGGCGGACACCCCGATCTACCATGTCAGCGTCAACCGGCTCGACGACATGCAGTTTGGCGTCTCGGAACTCTACGCGGCCTGCGATTGGGCAAACGCTTACAAGGTATTTCTGGAGAAATGGGTCACGATCACCGACGCTCTCTCGAAATTCGCAATGCAGCTCACCGGGGCGAACAAGCGGGCCGCAACCGCCGCCGTCTCAAAACTCCAGGAGATGATCCCCCGGCTGCAGCAGGGGCTCGCCGAGGCCCGGGCACAGGGCGGCGGCACGATCGGTGGAACGTTTGTGACGACGCCCGGGACGAAGCTCGAGCCGATCAAGACCTCCGGCATCACGACCAGCATGGACGACGCCCGCCGGCTGATGCTGATGGTCTGCAGCGCGACCGGCATCAACGAGCCCTACCTCACCGGGGACCCGAGCACCGGGAATCTTGCGACCGCGAAGACCATGGAGCGCCCGATGGAGCTCCAGTTCACCGCCCGGCAAAGCCTCTGGTCGTCGACCCTCAGCAACATCCTCGACTATATCATCGACCAGGCCGCGATGATGCCGTCCGGGCCGCTGCATGCGGGAGCGACGGTCGAGATCGACGATGACGGCGACCGGATTGTGACGCTCGGTATCGATCCGGAGACGGGAGAGCCGATGAACCGGGCGGTCGAGGTCAAGTTCCCCTCGATCCTCAAACGCGACCTCACCGAGCAGGTCGATGCCATCATCCACGCCGGCACGCTCAAGGGCGCCGCAGCGGCCGGCACGATCCCGATCAAGCACCTGACTCGGATGCTCCTCGACGTCCTCGGGGAAGAGCACGCCGCCGACCTCGTCGAGGAGTGGTTCCCAGAGGGTGAAGACTCGCAGCCGGATGACAGCGAGGCGGCGCTCGCGACGGCGATCGAGCGGCTGGAGACCTACCTCCGGGAGGTGTCGGCATGACTCCGCTCCGCGACCTCCTCGAAAGCATCGTCACCCTGACGAAGATCTGGAAGCGGGACCAGGCACTCAAACCTATCGAGACGAAGCTCGCCCGGCAGATGGCGAAGGCGTTCCGGGCGCACCGGGCCGTCTTCATGCGCGAGTTTGAGCGGGTCGGCCCGAGGATCCTCGGCGAGGCCTCTCCCCTCCCTGCGATCGAGGGGGCACTCGAAGCAGCTTACCAGGCGACACTCGCCGACTTCCTCGCCCCGATCGAGGAGGCTGCCGGGGCCGCGATCGCCGCCGCCGCGAAGCACCGGGTGGCGGAGTTCGGGGTCGGCTTTGCGTTTGACCTCAAAAACCCCCGGGCGATCGCTGCCATCAAAGCACAGGCGGTCGCGTCCGTCGAGGAGATCGACGCGACAACCCGGGACGACCTCACCCGTATCCTGACGCAAGGGATGGAGGAGGGCTACAACTACCAGCAGGTAGCCCGGGCGATCGCGGCGAAGTACGACGAGTATGCAGTCCCGGTCACCCGGCCTCGCCACATCCGCAACCGGGCGGAACTGATCGCAGTCACTGAAGCGGCCGAGGCGTACGAGACCGGGAACCGCCTGGTCATCGACGAGATGACGGCCGTCGGCCTGGAGATGGAGAAGTCCTGGTCGACGGTAGGTGACGAGAGAGTCTCCGATGGCTGTATTGCCAACGCGGCCGTCGGCTGGATCCCGGTCGACCAGTTGTTCCCATCCGGCCACCAGCACCCTCCACGGTTCCCGGGGTGTCGGTGCGCCACCCTGTACCGCCGGAGGCCGACAACATGAACGGAGTGATGGAGAGTGTGACAGACAGCATGAAAGAGTTCGCAGCGGACGTCGTCCCGCTCATTGAAGCAAAGACCGACGACAAGGGCACGATCCCCATCAAGATCATCGACCCAGGGTGGGGATCATCGGGCTACTACTCCCGCGAGGTCCTGCAGCAGGCGGTCAACGCCAGAGTCTAC